ACTGTTCCTTTATAGTACGACGTTTCTGGTCTGACCGTGTACGATTACGCTTCGTCCTACGGTCCTTTAACGTAGCTGCCCTACACTGGGGCATCCACTACACGTTTTTTCGGTTTCGGCATCATGATAGATAATTTCCTCAGAACTCAAAACAATTGCACAACGCATCCCGCAGACGTTGCATTGCAACTTCTGGATTTTGATTGCGGGTAGGATTGCCAAGCGGCTCACTACCATGCCACTTGCCACACGTACCAGTAACGTATTTGCCGGGATGCACGACTAACACTAAATGGTCGCCTACTCTGAACCAACTCCGTGCCGATTCTACGCCGTGCTTTTCAACCCATTCATCGAAAGTCATTTTATTTTCTCCAGTTGAGTGTAAACGGCAGAGACGGCAGGTAACGCTCCTGCTTGTCCAGCGACCCGCTTTTGCTACACATTAGACTGCTATCCCTTGTTAGTCAGTCTGACGGTTCAATCCGCCTATGGGATAATGTGGCCGCGTGTACTTTGCAACTAAGCTACTTGCGGACTGGTCCGATACTATACCGGCCCGTCTCTATGTTGTTGTGGGGGTTCTCAGCAAGGTTTTCCCCGTCCCTGCTGTTGCTTTAGCTCGTTGTTTCTTATGCTCTCATTATACATTATATATCGTCAATTGCAACCCTTATTCTTCAGTATTTCCTATTATTTTTTCTCCCCCCTAGCTAACTAGGCAGCACCCCCCGGCAGACCAGCCAAGATTGGCTGGTACAAATGGGGGATGTGCTCCCCCCTCATCGGAGGGGGGGAATCCCGCCCCCCCGCCGGGGGGCATGGCGCCCCCGCAAGCGGTAGAATTTATTCTGTCTCGTTCATTTCTAAATGGCATTCGTAATCCCACGCCCACTCTTTAGTGATTCCCTGCCATACATCGCCAACAATAGGGGCGTCTAGGCAACCGCACAGCCGAATTTGTCCGTCTGGCTGAATGAGTTTAGTATTGCAAGCACATTCACTAGGTGCTTCGCCGTTTTCTTCCGCCCAACGTCCGGTCAAGTTAGGACCATGAAAGCCCCTATCACAATCCCAATCTTCACATCCAAAAGCATTGAATACTTTTTCATCCACCATGTCATCATTATGGTAGATATCGGTGCTCAAATGTGCATTGATGACTTTGGCTTTAGACAATTTGTGTAACAGCAATGCGGTTTTTGTTATGGTGCCATTGGTAACAATAAACGGGGCCCCCTCGGATGCCGCCACACATTCCAATAGTAGGGAATTAAAATGCGGGTGTATTGTTGGTTCACCACCGCCGATGGTAATATGCTCGTCGTAGTCTTCAATAAACGATATGGCTTGCTTGAATGTTTGCAATTCCATATGCTCGCCTTTACCCGGCTTACACTTGAAACAACAATGGTCACACGCCATGTTGCATTTGGTCGTGATTTGTAGATACATTTTATTCTCCGTCAAAATCTTTGAATATTTCGACTACTCCGTATCCAAACTTTTTGGCTTTGAGTGGGACAATACGCCCACGATAGATAATTCTATCTTCGCGATTTAAAAGCATTTGCCGCCACTGTTTAGAGGGCATTCTTTCTCGGAAGTTCTGCATCAAATAATGGTTTTCATTGATCATTGTGTGTGCTCCTTACTGTATTGTTTACACTCTCATTATACATTATATATCGTCATTGTCAATCAATATAATAAGGAAAAATAAATATCTTTTTGGTGGTGTGGCGCCCCCCAGCAGAGGGGTGGGATTCCTCCCCTCCCGTGGGGGGTATCGAGCCCCCCGTTGGTAGGGATAATATACAAAAAAACCCCCACCGCCGAGGGGGCGATAGGGGCGACTGGTGTCGCGTTTCAGCTCACCACTTGAGTATTATATCGCTTGCGAGCGATTGAGCGGATATACGGGATTTGGCCGGTGTGTAACACTTGGCCGGTCACAACATCTTTGATCTGACCCCACTGGTGTGATCGGCGGTTACCAGTGTTCAAGACGACCTTGACGGGGCGAGCGATCTTGACGGTAGTACGCAACATAACAAACGGTCCTTTCAAAATTGGAACAAAAGTGTGAAACGCAACTAAGACTATCCCACCTCCACCTCAATCTCGCGGTACTTCGCGTGCTTGGGGACTTGGAGGAACCTTGCGAGCCTGCCGCTTGGAAGGTTCATTGTCGCCGCAAAATGCGACGAACGCTTTGTGAAGGGGGTGATTCTCCGACAACAGATCGGAGGCAATCAGCTTACGTGTCTTGGGCTTGTCGGTCATTTTGTGGCTCCCGGTTAAGTGTTTGTTATGCCCCCATTATACACTAACATCGGCATTCGTCAACAGGTATAATAAGAGAAAAACAGATTTTTTTTGTGTGCAGGACACTGGACTATATATCAATACCTCCAATCTTCTTCGCGTTCTGCCCCTTCTTCGCACGCCTGATCAATAAGTAACTCTTCGTTGTCACTGATCCAACCGTCAATTTCACGCAACAACCACTTTGGGGTGGTGGCTTGAGGCCCCTCTTCAATGGGGTCGCCGTTATCATCATACAGACAATATCGTTCCACAGACCAGCCGACTTGCTCGACTGTGCTGGGGCAGCCGGGATAGTTCCGCGTTTGCGGTTCTGCCGGTTGCATGTCGAACGTGACGGCCAAATCGGCTTCGGCTGAAATATCACCGTGAAACAACTCTTCGGCTGTTGCAAAAATTGTGTGTTGCATGATGTTCTCCGTTGTGTGTTGTGTTTGCCTTACACCCTCATTATATACTATTATATCGGTATGTCAACCCCATATAATTAGTAAAATAATGTTTTTTTCGGCACGCTATTTGCTCCCCCCTAACGGCTAACTAACTACCCCCCATTGGAGCGAGCCGATTGCATCGGCTAGTACATCTGGGGGTGGACGCGCCCCCCAGCGGGGGGGCCGGATGCCGCCCCCCTGTCGGGGGGCATGGCACCCCCCACGCGAGCTATAAGTGTATAAAAAAACCCCCTCTTTCGAGGGGGCTACTCCACACCACACGGAGCTAGATTTCGCAGACGAGCGACTTGCAAATCGACGCGGGCATCAACGATTCAACCACCTTGCACTTGCCACCCTTGCGGTACTTGGTACGATAGCTGAACTTGACTGGCGAGTCGTCGGACGGTTTTAGCGTTACCACGATCTCGTTTGTGTCGTTGAAGTCCGACGCGGTATCCTTTCCCGAAAATGGACAAGCGACCAACGACTTGACGGATGGCGGTAAGGTCAGACTTGTTGACCTCAATCGGGATTCCGTATCGGACCGTCCCCTCAGGCCACTTGACGTGCACGCCAGCCTCTTGTAATTGTGCGACGATCTTCGCACGCTTTTGAATCTTCTCGGCTGTGGTAGCTGCATTCTTCAGTACGTCCGCAATCATTTCTGCAACATTGATACCCATTTTGAATCTCCTGTGGTGAAAGTTGTTGTTGCCCCTTGTATGACCCCATTATACACTGTTATCGTCATATGTCAATGGGTTTAATAAGTAAAAATAAAGATTTTAGTTTGGCACAGAATTTAGCTGTCCCCCTATTGGGTGGCTAGCTACCCCCCATTGGCGCAGCCGATTGCATCGGCTAGTACATGTGGGGGTAGGCTCACCCCCTAGTGGAGGGGCCGTATGCCGCCCCCCTGCTGGGGGGTATGGCGCCCCCCGCTGGTTGGGTGAGTGTACAAAAAAACCCCCTCTTGCGAGGGGGCACACACCACACGTTATTCTAAGTTGGTTTCTTTCGTAAATGTTCGGTTACTTTCATGACACAAGACAGATGATAAACGTCGGCGTGGGGGTGCTTAGTCCTCACAAGCTTCAAGCAAAGGGGACAGAGAATAGTCGCAGATTTCAAGGCTGATGATTGTCCAACCGTTGTTTTCGTAGTGATCACAAAATTCCTCCGCATCATGTAGACTGTTGAACATTCTCCGCACCTTGTGTAGGTAGTGCGGTATGCAATGGCTCGCCGGTCGTAACATGGTGACTAAGAACATTATTGCCCCTCCCTTTCCATGGTGGCTAGCCCGACGAACAACCTGACGTTTTCACTCATGCGGGGCTGCTCGTAATAGAATGTTTCCTCATTCAATGCCTTGGTCTGTTTGGCTTGCCATGCCGCTTCGACTGACTTGGGGCAACGGTGATTCGAGCCGGTTTCACGGCCACATACTACACAGATCACGTGGGCCTCCCGGCCCCCCGTTAGGGGGCCAATGAAATGTTTTTCATATCACAGATTTTGTGATACTTGAAGCGGCGGATTCCATCTTCGGTCTTGACGACCATCCAGTCACGGCCGTGCTGTACTTCGACCACCTCACAGTTTGGGCGGCTCTTACCATTGTACACACATGAAAACCAGTCACCTTCAGCAAAATACGCGGCAGTCAGCATTGTTGTGCTCCTTTTGTTGTGTGTGTGTCTTACTCCCCCATTATACAATAGTATCGGCATATGTCAACCCTATACTTGAGAAAATAAATAAATAAAATTCCCCCCTCTAGCTAACTACCTCGCACCCCCCGAGCGAGCCGATTGCATCGGCTGATACACCCCCTCTAGTGGGTGATGATCAAACCCCCCACAAGAGGGGGGCCGGGCCGCCCCCCTACTGGGGGGCATGGTACCCCCCGTGCGTTGGGTGTAGACATAAATATACCCCCGCGAACCCAATGCATTTCACTGGGTTGCGAGGGGCGCTATGGGGGACTATTCAGGCGGTCCTCTTGGCATGATGTGCTTCCTTCGCGTGGTTTAATATTCGTCGTACTGACCGTGATCCCAGTCGTCGCCCCCGTACAGATCCTGCCACTCGGTGTACTCGTCGGGCTGACCATCGTACTCTTCGTCTTCAAGCTCGTCCATATCGAGCGATTCGAAGTAGTCGCACATTTCCTCCAGGTCGGCGGTGGTTGGCTCGTATGCGATTTCTTCGTCAGACGCGAACCCTTCGCGGCTATCAACGTTCGGGCGGATTGTGTCGGTCATGTTTTTCGCTCCTGTGTGTGATGTGCTTGCCCCTTACACCCCCATTATACACCTACATCGGCATATGTCAAGCATTTACTTCACTAAATTATAAAAAGTTTTTTATACTGCTAACGGGGTATGGTGTAATACCCCACCCCCCATCGGACGGGGCACCATTGGGAGGTACACAGCGCCCCCCATTGGTGCTACCACCCGTGGGGGATGGTCGAACCCCCCAGTAGGGGGGCGGCCCGCCCCCCCTCTCGTGGGGGGCATAGCACCCCCCATTGGTATGAGTAGACACAAAAAAAGCCCCCCTTGCGGGGGGCACTCTATTGGGTGGTTAGTAGCCGCACAGCCATTGGACCATATGATCTAACCACTTGTAATTGTCTACCCATTCGTCAGAGGTGATGTCGTCTACCTCCACAGTGGGGTGTTTGTCGGCGTCATCCAGACATTCCACAACTGAATCAGCGATTAGCTCAGCGTAGAACCTTCGTCGATCCGTCAGTGTATCTAGCATACACTTTTTTTTCGACTCCCATCGGCTTTTGTACTCTACTCGCATGTTGTACCGCATTCGCAATTCTGCCTTGAGCGTCATAATAAACCTTTCAGTGTGGTGTGGATGAGGGGGGCACGTGCCCCCCCCCATGGTAGTACGATTCAGTCGTCGATATCAAACGGACTAGGCGGGTCGTCAAACAGAATTGCAGTATCGTAAAACTTCGCCAAGTCAGCCACCCTACCGCTGCCGGGGGGTTCGTTGGTCACCCCATCGCATACATTGTCATCGGTCTGCAACGCATTGCGTTCCCCCCGATTGAGGGACCGCTTGGTCTTTGACCACAAACAGGTCTTAATATCGTTAAAACACATGCCTTCTTCGATATAGGGACGTCGATCCCCCTCACTGTGGGGGGCGTTGGGGGTTAACTCTACGTTGAACATATCGAACAATTCCAAATCAGTAAACTGCTTTACCATTGCATCATCCCTTGTGTTGTGGTGTTGTGATTGCCTCGCCGCCCCCTTATTATATCGTCTGAATGTAGTGTACAAGATAGATATTTTAGAATAATAACCAAAGTAGTTGTAACGTGTTGATATGGTTGGAGTTATGGCGATAAAAAAACACGTAAAAAACCTTTTCTCGCTTGTTTGTACAGTACCCCCCAATATGGATTCCAAAGCATACAGAATAAACCCATATTTTGTTGTAAATTGTTGTTACATAACGAGTTATGATCATCCCTCTGTTGGGGGGGCGTTCTCGCCCAAGTCGGAAGTCGTTTGATAGCATAGAGTTAGGGAATATTGTTTGGGAGGCATTCTATTTTCGGTTTGGAACCTTCGATCCCCCCCGCCTGGGGGCGCCGGTCCTCAACATGCAACCAGCTATTTTTATTTTTAAATGTCTTACCCAAATATTCCTAATGAAACCTATGTCCCCTTCTCTACTTCCCTTATTATTCGTTGTTGCTCCAGTTCATTTTCTAACGCAAGCATTATAGGATTCATTGTATTGTCATGATGTTCCTTTTGCAACTTACGAAATTGTTTAACCCCTTTCCTTATTTTTCGCTCGTCTTTTTTAGATACTACCGGCTTTTGGTGGTATTTTTTTAACTTTTTTGCTAAATTTTTCTTATTTAACCTCATTTTTAACATTTTCTCCTGTTTTCAGTTGACACGCGGCTTCCGCGCGGGGTATAATAATGTGTATGACTACTATTTATTATATACATAAACAAGGCGAGTGTCAAGATGAATTATTCAAAAATTAAAAGTTTTTTCACTTTGAAGGCAAAAGCCTCCAAGGACTTACAGGAAGAGGTCGAGGCTGAACTCGAAGTAAAAGATCCTTCTGCGGAAAAGGCTGCGGCAATTCTGGCGGAAGTCGAAGGTGAGGTAGGTAGTGACCCCCCAGCAAGTTAAAACTATTCAAAAGGTTGCGCGAGCGTTAGCGCCACGCTATACGTTTGGCTACTATGATAGAGAAGATATAGAACAAGAAGCATTTATTATTGCGCTAGAAGCAATGGATGATTATGATAGTGATAAGGGATCGCTAGAAAACTTTCTATATACCCACATAAATAATAGAATGAAAAACTTCTTGCGTAAGAATTATTATCGCAAAACCTTTACGTGTGTTCATTGTGGGGGTGAAGACCCCACGTGTGAGTCGTGCGAACGCCGCCGCTGGAAGTTCGCCGTTAAAAAACACTTAATGGAACCCATTGATATAGATAATGTCAATTGTAACAATGAGACTAACGCCTATGAATATCAAAATCTACACGAGAGATTAGAGTTAGATGAAATCTTCATATTAATCAATCAACATCTTGAGATACACTTACGGGCCGATTATCTACGAATGCTTGAGGGGTTACATGTCCCCAAACCTAAGCGAGAAACTATAGAGGGGCGCATAATAGAAATCCTACAGGAGTATGGTTATGACGAACAAAAGAGGGCCCTGGTCTAAAGAAGAGAAACAGTTCATCGCAGATAATGCCGCGAAAATGGACTCCGTACAAATAGCGGCCGTACTCAAACGCAATCCCGACGCAATAGGTCGTTATATTCGCGCGAATCATGCAAACTCATTTACAGAGAAAGCAAAGAGCGCCGAGTATGACATACAGAAGTCACCCGTCTGGCGCGACCTTAAGCGGCAATTTTCCAGCGACGAGCTGGACATGTTTTTGTTTCACTGGGGGCGGATAATCAGCCAGTTCAGGGACGACGTATACCCGACCGAGGAAATGCAGGTCGTTGACACTATTAAACTCGAAATATTAATGAATCGCGCCGTAACTCAACAACACACGGTGATGAAAGACATAGAGGGGCTGGAAGCGGCGCTTATTGTGGAGCGCGGTAATGTCGAGCTTGATCACGCCGAGATAGGCAATCTTGAGCGACAAATAGGGGTGTTGCGAGCCGCACAAGAAAGTCTTAATAAAGACTACCAGGATATGTTAAAAGAGAAAAACAAAATCTTGAAAGAGATGAAGGCTACTCGTGACGCACGTATTAAACACCTCGAAAGTAACAAACACAACTTTGTAAACTTTATTAGACAAATCGTAGAAGACCGCGCGATGCGGAACAGACTGGGCCGGGACATGGAGAAGATGAGACTGGCCACTAACGTAGAGTACCAACGCCTGTCCGAGTGGCACGAGTATGACGACGGCGAGGTAGACCAACCAATTTTAACACCAGAAAATGTGTTGGAGGAATAACGTGTGTGACTTTCGTAAAATTGTCGGCGTTGTAATAGATGGTGAAGTGACGGCGGTAGAGGGTGTCGTGGGCGGTAATCACGGTTTCAACTTCGAGCCTGACAAGCCCGGTATTTACCACATTGGTGCATCAGGTTGTGGGCTGTATTATTGGTCAGGGTCACAGTGGTACAGCGACTACGGTGGGAGTGACATCTGTAAAGCGTGCAATTTTATCACCGATGGTTCAATGAACTTACTTATAGACATAAAGAATTTTGATATAGAATAATCGCCGTATACCTATATTTCTCTTATTATACCTCCGAAGGAGCAAGATATGAAATGTCCCCATTGTGGTGGAGTGATAGATTGGAAAATCGAAGACAATTTTCCTTTATTTCCACGGAGGATGGCAAATGGTACGGGCCGACATCGGATATGAAGAATGGCGAGCTAGGGTCTTAAAACGAGACAAATATACGTGTCAAATGCCCTACTGTGAATCTACGCGAAGCGTAGTAGCCCATCACATAAAACTGTATGCCAAACACCCCACCGTGCGGGTCAATGAAGATAATGGCATAACTCTCTGTAACAAGTGTCACAAAAAGACGTTTGGTAAGGAAAAACGGTATGCGGCACTATTCTTAAAGATTGTAGCGCAAAATGCGAATTAAGAGACTTCAACTGGATGTTGAGTTCGAGTGCAGCAGTCTGCACGTATTTCACACGGCGTACCCAGACTTCAGTGGCGATCCGCCCACGCTAGTGAGTATTAACGGGCATGAGTTTGAGGGTACTGTTGAGTATCACGAATCCGACAGTGAATATATAGTCAAGATTAAAAAATTGGAGCACAAAGTGTGATTATTATACAGGACACCCGCGAAAAAGAGCCGTGGCATCTCACCAGCTTTGTTGAGGTAGATCAACAGGTGGTAGAGACTGTGAACGCGGGAGACTATACTATTCAAGGTAAAGAAAATTTGATAACTATAGATAGAAAAAAGAAACCGGCGGAACTTGCCAACAATCTTGGTATGTACAAGGATCGTTTTGAACGAGAGTTACAAAGGATGCAAAAGTTTCAACATAGATATATCTTATGTGAATTTCCGTATGAAAAATTAGTTATGTTTCCTAAAGGCTCTGGGCTACCGATTCGTGTGCAACGAAAGGTGCGTGTGAAAGGGAAGTTTCTTATTAAGCAAGTAGAACGCATGTCGGAGGAATATGAGGTGGAGTTTATATTCTGTTCCAATCGCGAAGAAGCCCAAGAAAGAGCCATAGAACTGTTTAAAGAGGCTCTACAAAGTGAAGACAAGTAACATTCCTCCGAACTACCAGCGCATTATAGACAATGCATGGTTGGGAATAGATGTCGATGAAACGACTCTTTTCTAACCCATTGGATAATATGCCTGCTGAGTTCGAAGATGATCCACATCTATATATACTCTGGTTAATGCAACAGCCAGAGTATTTTTCTTTCATATGCAAGGAGATAATGAACGTACAACTGCTGCCAGTGCAGGCGTTGATGCTACAAGAAATGTGGAACCGAAGATTCCCCATGTTGATAGCTAGCCGTGGTTTCGGTAAGTCGTTCATGTTAGCCCTATATGCTCTCCTTCGTATCTTATTATTACCGGGTCGAAAAGTAGTTATCGTAGGTGCAGCCTTTCGTCAATCGAAGGTCATTTTTAACTATATGGAATCTATTTGGTATAATGCACCACTTCTCCGCGATCTCTGCGGTCAAAGGCGCTGGTCCACGCCATGAACCTGATATGTTTCGCTTTCATATTGGTGATAGTGTAGCCTTAGCGCTACCTATCGGTGATGGAAGTCGTATTCGTGGTCAGCGTGCTAATGATATTGTGGCAGATGAATTTGCAGCTCAATCACAAGAGGTCTTTGAAAATGTTATTGCTGGTTTCGCGGCTGTTAAGTCTAATCCTGTAGAATCTGTGAAGTATACTGCCGCAAAGTATTGGTCGAACGTGTTTGGTCTCCCCGCACCAGATGAAGACAATTTGAGTACTAATAACCAAATCATTTTGTCTGGTACTGCCTATTATGACTTCAATCACTTTGGCGAGTATTGGAAACGATGGAGAGAGATAATAAGGAGTAAGGGGGAACTCTCTAAACTTGAAACAATCTTTGGTGATGACCCAGACGGCGTCCCAGAAAATTTTAACTGGGAGGACTATTCTATTATACGCCTCCCTTTCGAATTAATCCCGCGTGGGTTTATGGACGAGTCTATGGTAGCACGTTCAAAAGCAACCATACACAGCGGGATCTACCTTATGGAGTTCGGCGCGTGTTTCTCGAACGACTCGAACGGGTTTTTCAAAAGAAGCCTCATAGAATCCTGTGTGGTGTCAAAGAACAACGAAATCACCCTACCTTCTGGCCCGGTGTATTTCACGGCTACACTGGCTGGGAAACCGGAGAGAAAATACGTATATGGTATTGATCCAGCGTCCGAAGTAGACAACTTTTCTATTGTAGTGTTGGAGCATTATGCCGACCATAGAAGACTTATGTATTGTTGGAGTACTAACATTAAAGAGCATCGTGAACGAATTAAGGCCGGTCTAACTAAAGAAACAGACTTTTATTCATACTGTGCTCGTAAAATACGAGATTTGATGAAAGTTTTTCCATGTGAGCGAATCGCTATTGACTCACAAGGCGGCGGTGTTGCTATTCGGGAAGCCCTGCATGATATCGACAAGTTGGGGCGGGACGAAGAAGGTAATATCATCGAGCAACTTATTTGGCCTATTATAGATTATGAACATCCCGATCCAGACACAGACGGAGAACCAGGATTGCATATTCTTGAGATGTGCAATTTTTCATCATCAGATTGGTGTGGTGAGGCGAATCATGGTCTCCGCAAAGACTTCGAAGATAAAGCATGTCTCTTTCCATTCTTTGATGGTGTGAGTCTTGGATTAGCCAAACTAACGGATGAGGCTGGTGGAAGACTATATGATACTCTAGAAGATTGTTATATGGAAATAGAAGAACTTAAGAATGAACTTTCTACTATTATAATAACACAGACGCTGACGGGTCGAGATAGGTGGGATACGCCTGAGGTTAAGCTTCCAGGCAACAAGAAGGGGCGTTTGAGGAAGGATAGGTATTCTGCCTTGGTTATGGCGAATATGGCTAGTAGAATTATGGCACGCCATCCAGAGAAACATTTTCAGACCGCAGTTGGCGGTTGGGCTGGTATACCCAAACGAGCCGGGGACAAGAAGGATTATGTGGGTGCTGATTGGATTGCACGTGGTTTAGAGGGGATTTACGATTAAAATGGTGTATAATACATTAGTAATGCATTTACATTACAATACAACTGTTTCACCTAAACTAATAGGATTGCTAAATGAGCGACGAACAACTATATCTTACTGGAGACAATGCTTTTAAAAGCTATGGCTCACAAGAGATGGAAGTTACCGAGCGTGCTATCCCGCGCGGTAGGGCTGTTGCCTTTGCTGGGGGCAGGACGTTTGTGGGTCACGAAACGAATATATCTGTTAAAAGTGACTATGCTTACCAAGACTACGATTATTTTCGCCCTTCACAGGCTGTTCCTGTAAAGAAAGAAGAAATCATAGCTATGTGTATGATTGCATACAAAAAGGTGGGTTTGGTCAAAAACGTGATTGATCTAATGGGTGACTTTGGATCGCAGGGTATTAGGGTGCAACATCCCAACTCAAACATGCAGCAATTCTACAATACATGGTGGGAGAAGGTTCAGGGTATCGAAAGATCCGAGCGTTTTCTCAATAACTTATATCGTTGTGGCAATTTGATTGTCAAGAAGAGTTATGGGCCCGTATCTACTTATCAAGAAAAGACCTGGAAGAAAGGTACTGGCAAGAAAGACAACGAAGTTCGAGTTGAACGAATCAAAACCAACGCCCGACAAATACCCCTAAAGTATAAGTTCATCAACCCATTGGCCGTTGAGGTAGTGGCTGATGATCTAGCTCAATTTGTGGGTGCTCCAACCTTAGGACTCAAGTTAAATCCTAAGCTGCGAGCAGCTATCAGTCGTGCTCAACAAAAAGATAAAATGGCACCACAAGTAAAGAAAATGGTGGATAAGATTCCTAAAGATATCTTAGCCGCTATTAAACGTGGTGACAGGGTGCTACCATTAGACCCAGATAAGATCGATGTAGTTTACTACAAGAAAGATGATTGGGAACTATGGGCAGACCCTATGTGTTACTGCATTTTGGATGATCTCCTAATGCTGAATCAGCTTAAGCTGGCAGATAGGTCTGCACTCGACGGCGCTATTTCTAACATTAGATTGTGGCAATTGGGTATCATTGGTGACAGTCCTGCCACCAGCATACTACCTACTAAAACCGCAATCAATAAGCTCAGAAACATTCTGGCTAATAATGTTGGCGGTGGCACAATGGACCTCGTGTGGGGACCGGAACTACAATTTATGGAGTCCAACAGTCAAGTCTGGCGCTGGCTAGGGTCGGAGAAATACGACGTTACGATTAGCGCTATATATGAAGGGCTTGGCATTCCGGCACCCCTCAGAGCGAAAAGTTCAGGATCTACTAATACAAGTAGTTATGTGGGTCTAAACACCCTGATTAAAAGATTGCAGTATGGACGTGATAGACTGGTTGAGTTTTGGAATGCAGAGCTGAAGTACATTCACAAGGCGATGGGGTTTGCAGGCCCGCCTCCTAAGATTATGTTTGATTTTATGGCCCTAGCTGATGAGGCTGCTGAGAAACAGTTACTCATTAATCTTTGGGACCGTGATATTATTTCAGACGACACGATTCTCGAACTATTTGGTAGACTACCTAATGTCGAGAAGGCTCGTGTCAAGCACGAACACAAAGAAAGAACATACGAGCGCATGCCTTATAAAGCCAGCCCATTTCATAATCCTGGTAAGGAAGATGAGTTCCGCAAGATCCTACTACAGGGTGGTGGCGTTGCTCCTAGTGAAATTGGCATTGACTTACAGGATCGTAAACCTGGAGAAATACCAGCCATTGAGAAGCAGCATGAGCTTCAGCTTGAGATGAAGAAAATGGATATTAGTAGTCGTGAAAAGATGAACCAGGAAAATAAGAAGGCTCAGATTCAGATGAAGAAAATGGGTACTCCTGGTCGTCCGAAAAATAAGCAAGAAACTACCAAGCGTAAAGCAAAACCTACAAGTAAGCCTTCAACCAGGGCTTTTATAGATGTCTTCTTGTGGGCTAACTCAGCACAGGAGACGATTACAGAAATAATCACTCCTGCTTTATTATATGCTTATGATAAGAAGAACATGCGAAGTTTGTCTAAGAAAGAGACTGGTCAGGTTGAACGAATTAAATTCAATATGTTGGCACATATCGAGCCATTTGAAAAATTGACTGCTGAACGCATACACGAAGCGCTGGTGATGGCTACAGCTAATCCAGACATAGATGAATTGACTCGAATGCTAATGGGACAATTTGCATCTCAAAATGACCGTTCTCCCACAATTAAAGAATTACACCAAATATATTCTAGTGCTTATGCACTGTATTATGAGGAATTAACAGATGTCGATGATTAATATAAGTTTTGATACTAAGACCAAAAAAATGACTGCTACCATGGATGGCGGTGAATTGTCTAATGTTGAAAATATCTATATGTATAGAAATTATGATGAGCCTGACAAGTCACGAATAGAAATCACTATGAAACATGAAAATAAGGATGAGGATATAGTTGTTTTTACTAATGTTACAGCTAGTGAGACAGAGGGTGTGGTGCATAAAGATGTTAATCAATATAATAATAGACCAAATGAGCAAATAATTGTTGGTGCTTTTAAGCTGTGTGGCAAAATACCACCAAAAAAGTGACTTTTATTGCGTAAATGGTGTATAATACACTGAGGTAATATATGATCCCTATTTATAAATATGAAACCATAGATGGAATAGCCAAAGCAGTCCGATCAAGTGGTCGTCTCATTTTCGCATCTCAAGCCCAGTATCTCACACCAGATACCACGGCGGCTGGGGAAATAAACGACTTACTCAAGTCTAGCTCAACAGCTAATCCTAATCAAATGGATCTATTCTATATTGAGTCAATTTTGGCTTCAGTGGGATGGAACCAGAATGATGACGTGTTTGATCCCAGAGAAATCTGGACTGCACGACATACACCAGTAGATAAACAATTTAACTACATGCACGATGAGACTGATATTATTGGTCACCTAACATCGTCAAAAATTGTAGATCACGAGGGCAAGGCACTTTCTGATGGAGATGACTTGCCACCTCAGTTCGATATCGTTGTTGGATCGGTACTTTACCGTAAATGGTCTGATTCCCAACTCCAAGAGCGTATGGACAAAATCATTGCGGAGATTACGGATAATAAATGGTGCGTTTCTATGGAATGCCTATTCCGCAATTTCGACTATGCGATTATTACCCCACAGGGCGAACACAAGATGCTTGCCAGGAATGACGAGAGTTCTTTCTTGACAAAGCATCTTCGTACATATGGAGGCTCTGGGGAATTTGAAGGTAATCGTATTGGACGTACTTTTACGTGGTTTTGCGTTTTAGTGGAGAGGGCTTAGTTGACAATCCAGCAAATCCTCGAAGCAAAGATTACAAACTTTAACGATAAGAGTGAAATCAGTTCGTTTGCTGGTGCGGCTGCAACAGTAGAAGAATTAGAAATTTCTAATGTACAGGAGAAACAAATGAGTGGTATTACTCAAGAACAATATGATGCTTTAGACGCCAAGTATAATGCCCTAGAGGCTAAGTTGGCTGCTGAGGCTCAAAAAGAGCTTGATGATGCCAAGGCTACCATTGCTGATCTGGAGAAGAAGGTCGATACACTGACTGTCGAACTAGATGCAAGCAAAGAAGTAGCGAATGCTAAGGATGAATCAATTGAAGCGTCCAAAGCTGAGCTAGAGGCAGCCAAAGCAGAATTGAGTGAGGCCACAACCAAGTTAGAGGCGCAAGAGCAGGAAGTCATTAAGGCTGCCCGCAAAACGCAACTGCTTGCTAAGGTCGATGAAGACAAGGCCGATGCCTTAGTCGAAAAATTTGCTAATGCGTCTGATGAGATGTTTGAAGCTCTTGTTGAGTCTCTTCCCGCTAAAAGCGCGGATAATAAAGACAAAAAAGACGAGAAGAAGAAAGACAAATTCAAAAAGGGCGATGCCAGTGATAATAGTGATGACAGCGACGACGATGACGACGCTGACGCTTCTGTTAACACAGACATTGACGATGCAAAAGCATCTGATGATGCTGATATGTCTAGTGGCGGCGACGACACTCCAGCCGATACGGTTGCGAAGGCAGCTAGTTGGTTTACCAACCATGTATTGCGCGCTACTGCAAACAAAAAAGAAGGAGAATAATCAATGGCTCTAAGACCTGATCGCATTCATATTGATAGTAAAATTGACTTTTTTATGGATGAAGTGGCTGAGCGTGGCGGTATTGCAAGTGTCTCTACTGTGGGTTCGGGTGCTGCGATGGATCAAGCTGAACAGCTATGCACATATGCTGCTGCGCCTTCGGGGGAAGCCCCACTGGGCGTACTAATGTGCGATGTTGTAAATATAGACTTGACCCGTCAACATGAGAACTGGCACAAAGAAGAAGTTCAAAAAGGTGGTAAGGTTACTATTTGGGCAAAATGTACGGTGGTTACTGACAGGATTTATCCTGGCGTGACACCTACTACTAACGACAAGGCTTTTGTAGCACATAGTGGCTATTTCCACACGTCCGACGTGATTGGTGGCAACCTTCTAGTTGGTAGATTTGATTCAACCAAAGACGAAGACGGTTTCTGTAAAGTTTCCGTTAACCTACCTTAATGGTGAAGGAGAGAAAATAAATGGCTGATGTAAAACTGCAAAAACCAGATGATGCCATCATTGATATGATTGTTAAGTCTGGCGATTTAGATACAACGGTAGCCTTTCCTGCACAAGTAGAGTTGGCTAAGGCATTAGAGATGCCTTTGCGTCAGGGTGTGTTAGTAGGTGATGTCGTTAGCGGCATTTACGAAACCCTACCTATGGCTCCAGGTTCGGCAGTTGAGTTTCCACTTGACTTGCTTGCTCCAGGTGAAGAAGATCAATTCGTGGCATATACCAATCCAGGTAACGGTCGTATTCCAGAACGTCAAGTCGAAGGTGACTACGTTCAGGTACCTACCTATGGTATTGCAGCCTCGATTGACTGGCTACTACGTTATGCAAGAGAAGCACGTTGGGATATCGTAGCTCGCGCTATGCAAGTCCTTGAGGCTTCATTCGTGAAGAAGATTAATGATGACGGATGGCATACGCTCTTAACGGCGGCTGCTGACCGTAACATCTTGGTATTTGATGCAGACGCAACTGCTGGACAGTTTACTAAGAGGCTTGTGTCTCTCATGAAGACTGTTATGGTTCGTCAAGGTGGTGGTAACACCGCTTCACTGCGTCGTTCGAAGTTGACCGATATTTTCCTAAGCCCAGAGGCTTTGGAAGACATCCGCAACTGGGGTGTAGATCAAGTTGACGAGATTACTCGTCGTGAGATTTATACTGCTGCTGATGGTACCATTAATCGTGTGTTTGGTGTTAATTTGATTGACTTGGTAGAATTTGGCGAAGGTCAAGAATATCAAGCATTCTTCAGTGGATCGCTTGGCGGCTCATTGGCAAGCAACGACTTGGAACTTCTTATTGGTTTGGATATGCAAATCAATGACAGTTTCTTGATGCCTACCAAGATGCCTGTAAGCATTTTTGCTGATCCTACACTACACAGACAGCAAAGAGAAGGCTTCTATGGTTGGGGCGAACTGGGCTTTTGCGTTCTAGATAATAGACGTGTACTTTTGGGCTCGTTCTAAGCTTATTTTAGTCAAAATCTAAAAAACAAGAAATGGGGTTGACAACAGCCCCATTTTTTTTGTATAATAAAGTAGAGGACATAATTGTACAGACTATGACTTATACACTTAATCATACAATATTTGACGACATAGATACAGAAGCTCAGGCGTATTGTCTGGGCTGTTTTTATTTTAATACTACGGGCCGTATTCAACGGCGGGATATGGAACTCCTTTCTATTATATCTGACGTTTTAGAGTATGATGGACCGATTAGAAAAAATGGGCAAGTGTATGAGATTAATATTTCACAACAATGTTTCTTAGATAAGTTGAATTTTAACTATAATACATTACCATTGTTGCGTGTTGAACTCGTACACCATTTTATTCGTGGTATTTTTGACTTATATGGTTCATTTAATATATCTAAACAAAAGTATTTAAATGTAAATATTGTGTTGAATGAAATGTTTATACAGTCTCTTAGAAACCATCTTTTGGCAAATTTAAATATAGCAACAAAACACTATTATCGTTACTCCCATACCAACACGGTACAGATGATGATTACTCGTACTGAGGACGCAAAAAAATTCTGTAAATGGATATATCAAGAAGCAAATTACTATTTGACTAGGAAATTCAATATTTGGGATCAATACTACAAAAAGAGTGTATAATACATTGTAGATGAAGTTTATGGCGACAACAAACACCCTATTCAATAACGCATCTGGAAGCGATACGGCTGCAAGTGGTGCTGGTCCAACTACTGCATTATTCGGTACTGCGGCTAGTTATTCGGGCAGCGTATTTACTCTTGACGGGACGCCCAACTTGTCTGGTGTGGCTACCGATGGATCGCACGTTATTTGGGTCCAGACATCAACCGGCAGACAATTTTTCACTATCAATGCTGTTGATGACGGAGCGAATACTGTAACGGTCGATGATGCACCAGCAGGCACAACAACGGGGTTGACGTGGGGACTGGGTGGCAAGCGACAGACCGTCGGTAATACTGATAGCCGACTACTGTTCTCGACGGACGCTAAGGCAGGCTGGACAATCACACTAGAAGACGATCAGCCCGCATTAACCTCCGTTCTTGTCTGCACGGCAAAAGGCGACACAACAAACGGACCGATTATTTTTCAAGGCGACTCGACTACTGCACATCATCTCTTGACCTCAGCGACAAACAACACGTCGATATCGGGGCGGCTCAGAGGCAGGAACCAACGGGTGGCAGCATAAACATTCAACGACCAATTATCCTTTAAGGAACACAATTAATGCGTGGAGTATATACAGGCATTCGAGCTATCTCGTCAGCAACAAGTGGCGACATGTTAGAATTAATACCAGCCGCCAACACAGTGATTGAACTGTTGCGCGCTGAGGTAACAGCAGATCAGGAGACTGCTGAACAATTAGACTTTCTCCTGGCAAAATCAAGTACGGCCGGGAGTGGTACACCGACCACGATTACGCCCCAGAAAAGTGAAGAGGGCGATCAAGCAGCAGCAGCAACGTTGCAGCACACACCATCATCGGCTGC